TCGCGCGTTACCCGTGATGCTTTGCCTTGGGAAGGACCCATCGTCATGTGGCGCTCCGCAAAGCACGCCTCAGATTGGCATTGAAGCGATCATTGAAGCGTTTTCGCACGATAGACTCGGCATCTTTGTAAAAAGGAAATGCTTTCTTGATCTCCGCGCTGGTCTGGAATGAATACAGCAGATCGATGGGCAATCGCTTCTTACCTCTCCGCTTCCAAATTCCTTTCTTCCCACTTTTCATGACTGCGATGAAAGCGCCGGGCTGCTCTAGTATTTGTCGCGGTCTTTGCCCCTTCGGTATACCTTTCGCTCGCCTCTTTGCTTTCATGATATCGGACGGCACAGCGATGGACGATCCACGCGGCTTCTTCGTGCCACCCTCGGCGTGCATCTTCAAATTGCCGCGATTTAACTTATCCTCGACCGACGCGACAAGATTGCGCTTGCTGGCTTTGTTGACGCGGAACGATGCGCGCGCAAAGCTGCGATTACGCACTTCGAACGATCTGGGATATGTCACCTCGACGATGCGCTTGCGAACATCGAAAGCCGTGTCATTGAGCGCCTGTGAAAAAGCAAACGGCAACTGCTTCTGCTGCATCGTGTTCAGACGCCGCCGCAACCCGTCATAATCCGCTTTGACATTGATTTCCATCATTCGCCCACCTCGCTTCCCAGCGCAGCATATCCAGCGAGATCAATCCAACTGTCGGCATGATCTGGCGTCTCAACCAATCTTGCCATCTTTAACCCCACCATGCAAAGCGCGACCTGCTGCGTCGATATAGGTTGCCCGATGACCACCGACCAGATAGCGGCGATGCGTTCGAAATTCTTTGCCGCATCGCCGTATGCCGAGCCGCGCTCAGTCAACGCCTCGCTCGCCGCATTCAGACAGTCATGCCTCGTCATCGTCGATCTCCCCCGATCCCCGGCATACTTCGCATTCAGCTTCATAAACAAAAAACGACATCCACGGCCCGTTGCTATCGACACCGCCGTGCGTGCGCTCGAATTCGACGCGGCCCGATCCGTCGCATTCATTGCAAATCATAGGATTATGGTCCTCATTTTTTTCGGCGCGATCCACAGTTCGAAGTGATTTTCGCCGACGCGGTGATGAAACATCCATATCTGATCGTTCTCGGCCATTCGGAACGCATTGGCGATGATCGATAGGTGGCCCTGCCCATCGCGCCCATCGCGTTCTGCTCGCGCCAGATAATCGCCGGTGAGACGCCAACCGTGATTGGTTTCCGGCGCGCGATAAGCAAAACGCTGATATTTGCGCGTGCGCCGATCAGAACGGGATTTCATCGTTAAGCTCCTCCATCTGCTTGCGCCTGACATCTGTAATTTCCGCCTCCGGCCAATATCCCTTTATCTTGAACACCGCGTCCGGGATCAGCTTCACGATCTCATCGATGTGAAACCGTGCCATATCCTGCGGTATGTGCCCCAGAGACGCCATCGCATTATACACGGCGCAATTGCCCATGCGCGGATGTTCGACGACCCAGACCGTGTCGGCAGCAGGTCGAATGCCATTCTCGCGCGCGATCAAATCGACTTTGAGCCACGCGCGCCGCATCGCATTAGCCGCGTTCAGAATGCGATCATCGTCGCCGGCATCGATGGCCTCGTTGAGACGCGATAGCTGCCCTTCGAAACGCGCCCGCCATTCATCACCTACGGAAGGCAGCAGCACATCTCCCCATGCAATTTCCATTTCCTTTGCAACCTTATCCAAATTGCTCAGAGCCTCCCGGACATCTGCCCGGACGCCGGACAGGACAGGATATCCTAGAGGGATATCCTGTCCGTCCGTCCGAGCGTCCTCCGCGCGTTTTTGTCCCGCCGTTGTCCGGGCGTTGTCCGGTAAATTACTAACCATTTGATTTCCTTACATTCCTGTTTTTTTGAGGTTGTCCGAAACCGGGCATTTCTTGTCCAAAAAATCTGTCCGGCGCATTATTCCGCGAAATCCTCAGGATTTGTGCGATTGAGCGCCATTTCGACGTTCCAGACCCAGCCCGAACGCTTTTCGACGTAGCCTCGCCCGACCAGTGCTTGCGCCGCGCGAACGAATGCCTTGCGGTCAGCTTCAGGCCCCGATTGACTGATCGTCATGTCGAGCGCGATCTCCCGCCACTGTTCCTCGCGCACGCAGCGCCATGTGACGCCTTCCATCGCGGGCACCCTGCCGTATCTGATCAGGGCTTCGGTCAGGGCTTCCAGCACGCGATGCTGCGCGGTCGAAAGCGTGGCCGATTTGACATCCTGCGGCGTTTCTTCGCACATTTTCAGCACGATGCTGTCCTCGATGTCGTCGAGCGCGTGCGCCTGGAATTGCACTTTCTTCGATCTAAAGAACATAGGCAGCAACGCCTCCGCATCTTTCTGCTTTTGCACCGCGACCTCGACTAGATCGCCATCGTGCCGCGCCACGAATATAGACGTGTCACAAGCGCCTATAAGCGCCGTAGAGCCGCGTGCGCCTCTTTCCTTACCCCCATCCTTACCCGTGTGATGGATAGGCACTACAGCGCATTTAAATGCGTTTCTGACGCGATCCATAGCCGTGATGGCCTGTCCCATCGCTTGCGCCGAATTCTCGTCGGCTTCGCCCTGCATCGATCGTGCGAGCGTATCGAACACCACCATCCGCACTTGCCGGTCGGCGCGTATCATTTCGATTGTTTCGATTAGAGCGCCGACATCCTCGTCGTCCATCAGGTTGACGGCACGCGGCACGATCAAAAGCGGTGCATCGATATCCATGCCATGCGCCTCCTGATATGCGAGCAATCGTTTCCGTAGCCCGCCCACGCCTTCGCCCGCGACCAGCACGACGCATCCGCTCGAGGTCCATTTGTCGAACCAGTTGCGCCCCTGCGATATAGCCGCGAGCATCGAAAGCACGAGGAATGTCTTGCCGCTGCCGGATGCGCCGTAAATCATCGCGATGGAGTTCTGCGGGATCAGGTCTTGCACCAGCCATTCGGTCGGCGGCATCGCCATCACGTCGGCCATCGACATGATCGGGATTCTCGTCTCGATCTTCGCGACGGGCGCAACGGCTTTGACGATGCGTTTGAGTTCCGCAATCGAATGCGTTTCGAGCCAATCAGTCACGTCGCCTTTTTCTTCCAGACCGGCCAACTCGACGATCTTGATGACCTCGGCTCGACCGGCAAGCGATGCCGCGACCTTGTTGGCGTGATTTCGACCGGCTTCGTCATTATCGGGCAGGATTACGCATTTGCGCCCGCGCAGCCATTCGGCATGGCATTCGTGCCAAGACCCGGCACCGCCGTGATTGCATGTCGCGATCAGGCCGTGCGCTTCAAGCGTGAGCACATCTTTTTCGCCTTCGACGATCCAAACCGGCTGATCCGGTTGCGCGAGCAGTTCCGGCAGATGAAACGGCAGCGCGCGAAAATCAGGATCGTCTTTCGGCTTGCGCCCGTCAGGTAGCTGCTGCCAGAACGTCTTGCGCGGCCCCATACGATGCACCATGTACGCAAGAACGCCATCGGCATCGTAATATTCATAGGTCGCGACGATGCGCTGCGGCTCGTCCGGGCGACGCAGAACGCTTAAATCTTCAACGGGTGCTTGGTAATGCTCGAATTCCGCGCCGAATGTGTCGGTCAGGAATTTCTGCACTGCGCCGGGTTCATTTCCGCCCGGTATGTTCTCACGAATGAGCGTAACAACATTGCCTCCCTTTTGTGTTTCATGATCGAACCAACGCTTGTTCACGCGGTCCAGCGATTTTGATCCATGAGCGCCAAAGCGGAGTTCCCCTGGGGTCGAGCGCGTCGGCTTGCCCCAAAAGAACTCCGCGATGACCTCGATGCGTCCATCGAGATCGTCCATCGGTGCGCCTAGAAGAATTCTTCAGACGCTGCGACTGGCGGGGGAGGCGGGGGAGGTGCCGCCGCTGCGGTCGATGCCGATGGAACAGGTGCCCAGCCAGTCAGCTTCAACGTCGGCACCGCGACATTCGCCGGACCATACTGCCTCCGCTCGATGTCGGTGACCTCGACGACAGCCCACTTGCCGCTGTTAGCCGTCGCGCTGTTGTGGATGTCGGCCCAGACGGCTTTGATCGCATCGCGTGATGCGCGCCCGTTGGACTTCCACTCTCGCACGCCGTCAGTCGATGCGCCGAAACGCGCGGTCACATAAACCTGCACGCTGAATGCGGGCTTGTGCGCTTCGGACGGCTGCGCGATTTTGGTGCCCGCAACCTCCGACCAAACAAAATCAGGCGCGGCCCCTTTCTCGATCTTGCCCCATCCCGTCTTGATGGAATCAGGGTCGATCAGCAGCTTCGTGATCTGGCAGTCATCGCCATCCACCTTCCACAGCCCGGTCGATCCCTGCCACGACATGTATTCGTTGGAACCGCCACCTAAAACGTCAAGCATTACGCTTCTCCTTTGATATGATCGATAGCGTCGATCTCGCTTTCCGGATTGGCCGGAAACTTTTGCGGAATGCCGCTCCATTCAAGAAGCTGCATCCAGAATTCTAGCGGCATGACGACCAGCGTCTTTTGGCCGTCGTCTCTGATGAACAGCACATCCGCCGCATCGTTGCCCTGCGCCAGCGCGTCATATAGGGATGTGCGGGATCGCTTGGTGCGCTTGCATTCGCCGATGATGCCCGCGATCTGCACATCGCCCGGATAGTCGCGCAGGGCACCGGAGAGCGGCATCTTGCGCGCAGCAATGCCTCGTGCGATATGCGCCGCGACAACCTCGCGCTCATAGCCGCTGCCCTTGTTCCGCGATCTGCGCCCGGTCATTTTTTCGCCTTTTTCACGGCGAGCGCGCGCCGCAACAGCTTATCCGCCATAGCCGACATGCTCTGCCGCTCGATTTCCGCTTTAGAAATCAACGCCTTAACGACATCTTCTGACAGGTACAATTTTTTTGCGATAATCTGCATTTATTCGCTCATGGGGACTTTACATCACCATCGATAAGGTCGTATTGTGCATATGTAAACGGAACCTTTTAGAACCTTTTGGAGACCGACCATGAAGATCACATTCACCCAAGAATATAAGGGCGGTTACGCAGTCAGAGTCGACGGGTTTGTCGTTGGCTACATTGACCGCTCTTATACAAGCGGCTGGACATACAAGGGGCGCCTTTTCGGATATATCGCAGAAGCAAAAGCCGCTGCCTTGGCAGAGTTGACGAATACGAACTAGCACCCTCACACGGAGACACGGACATGAACACCTACCTGATCGACATCCCCAAGACCTTTGCCATCGACCACGAAGAGCGCGCGCTCCCGACCGGCGAGCGAGTCAAAGAGCTAGCTCGGACCATTCGCTATCGATGCACCGCGCCGGAATTGCGCGAGTGGCTGTCTGACGCCGAGCACTACAGCGATTGCGCTGGTCAGGGATGGGACTTCGGTCGCGCTCTAGCGATGCAGGCATCGGCGCGCGGCACCGTGAAGCGCATCGCCCGGCTAATGATTGAGCAGGGCATCAGCCGCGAAGGCCCCATCGCTACCTTTGATGAGTAATCAACCCACCGGGACAGGTAGTCCCACCTCATCCTCACCCTCACAAGGAGACCTCAGATGTACACGAACGTAAAGAACCTCCCCGCCAATCGGACCTACTTCACCAGCTACGGCTACAGCGACAGCGAGGTGTGGGTCGTCGTCAAGCGCACCGCTAAGACGGTCACCCTCGCTCACGTCAACTGCAAGCGCGATCCCGAGTTCGAGCCGGAGTTCCACCTCGGCGGGTTCTCCGCGCACTGCTCCAATCAGTCGGAGCAAACTTGGTTGTTCGACGGGATCGAGCCCAACTACACAATCACCGCGCGCCTCACGCAGAACGGCTGGCGGTCGAAGGGCACGACGCTTTCCGAAGACCGCGCGCGGCGCTTTTACGATTACAATTTCTGATTACCCACCGGGACAGGTAGTCCCCCTTTACCCGCACAGGAGATAAAATCATGACTACATCCGAACACAGCGCCCGCCGCTTTAGACCGACGCGAGTGTACATAGGAACGCGGAAGAGCGTAATTTCCAAATTTATCGAGCATGGGTGCGCCGACTTTAATATCGATCTCAGCGGCGACTGGGAAGGATGGATTTATCTGACCGATGAAAGTGAGTCGATATCGTTTGGCTTCAAGACCTACGAAGATGTTAAATCCATCGCCGAGTTGCTGATGCAAAAATACCCGGGATGTAAATTCTACATAATCTGAGCGCCTTAGACACAGGAGACACGAACATGATGATTTCTACCCACGCCCTCACCAACCGCGCGCACGAGTATTTCGGCGCCGACGTGCAGACTTTCTGGATCGTGCGCGCCGATGGAGAATATCTGCTCTATCAGCGCCCGCACTGGGGCAATACGCGCATCGCCGCGCGCTCTTATGCGCCGAATGCCGCCGAAGCCGTGCGCGAGTTCAACGCGATGGCCGCTCAGGCCGACAACGATCATTGCTGAAAATGAGCCGCGCAAAAATATCCCGCGTTGACACGATCTACATTTTTGAACGGTTATGGGGCGCGATAAATCGCAAGACACATAAAGAAACGATTGAGGAAGTTGTCGAACTGATGATCGAACTTTCCGTAAATTATAGAGTTGAGACAGGGCAGAACATTGGTGAAGGCATGCGCCAATACATCGTGAACGCCATAGGAACAGGAGAAACCAAATGACCAATCGCACTCGTTTCATTCTCGAAGCCATCGTCATGACCTGCGCTTTCGCGCTCGTAATGTGCGCGCTCTGGATTGAGCCGATCATCACCGACATCATCACGAGGTAATCATGCTCAAAATCATCAAGGCGATGCTCGTAGCCAAGGCACGCCCATTCCCGCCAGCAATCGTCAAGCGCGAAGGCGGATTGTCAATCGAGACGCAACGCAAGCTGATCCGTGTCGCAATCGCGAGAGCCACGCTGAAATGAAAAAGCCAAAAACGCCATACAAGCCGCTCAATTTCACGCGCGCGCAGGTCAATCATATGTGCGACCTTATGGATGCCGGTGCGAGCGCCAAGGACGTCGCCGAACAGCATGGCATCACGCGGCATCAGCTTCTCGGCATGCGTTTCAGGATTGGGCGCTCGAAATCGGATCGGCGCGTGATCGACATTACGGCTCCCAAACCGGGCAACAAGACCAAGCCGTGCTTGCGCTGCGGATCGACGAAGCCGCGCCCGAAGCCTTACCGCCTATGCAAGGAATGTAAGTCCATGGAAATTTTCGGAGGATTGTACGGACGATGACCGGACAAAAAAAATATATCGGCAAGCTGACCGACGATGCGGTCATGTCCTGCTCGCGATTGCCCGCACTATTCGGCGCAAGCCCGTGGTCGTCGCCCAACGACGAATTGCGTAAATCGCTGATGGCGCGCGGTGCCAAGTTCAATAGCGATGCGCCTATCTTCGCCGGTAACGAAGCCGCGCAACATGGCAATAACCTCGAAGGTTATATTCTGCTAACCGGCGCGGAACGGCTCGGATTGAAGATCGACGCAGAGATTACCGAGCGCGTCGAGGCATTCGACATCCCGTTGCAAGGATCGCTCGACGGCATCCTATACGGCGATGGGCGCACGGTCAGCACGGACCCGGCGCAGGGCATCTACTGCTACAACGCGGAAAGCGTCACGCTCGATGGTCCCGGTGTCGCCGAGGCGAAACTGACCAACGATTATCCGAGCGATCATCCGCGCGCTTATCGTGGCCCGTTGCAGTGCCAAGGATTGCAGATGTGCGCCGGGTTCAAATGGCACGCAATCTTCACGTTCTTTCGCGGCACCGAATTACGCATCTTCATAGGCGCAACCGATGAGGCGATACAGGCGAAGATCAGACACGACGTTCTGGATTTCCAATCGCGCCTGGATCTGTATCATCGCGATGGCGTGACCGATTGGTATCCGGCGATGAACGCCAACGATGCGAGCGCGACCTATGGCGCTGCTGAGGACGATCTGCCGCCTATCACGCTCGATGGCGACGTGAACACATTGGCGCGCGAGATGATCGCGATCAAAGCCGAGATCAAGGAAAAGAACGCGCGCATCGACGAAATCCAGACCGTCATCATGGATCGCATGGGGCTGCACGACACGGCTTTCGTCATGGATGGCGAGCGCGCCGTCGCGGAACTCAAATGGGGCATGACGCCCGCAAGCAAGGAATATGTGGTCAAGGCGCGGCCGCCAGCACGCGCGAAATCGCTCAGGATCAAGGAATTCAGGAATGACTAATCGTAAGGATTACCCGTTGTTGCCACGGCACCAGAA